ACATCGTCTCCTATTATGCAATAGTTTTTAAATCTGGATAATCCACATTTAAGTGCTAGAGCCTCTATTAGGATATGATGCGTTAAAGCAAAAGATGCCCATGAACTTAGAAAGCCCATGGGTTGTCCAACACTATAACGCACAACTCTGTTATCATCAACTTTAAAATCCCTATCTACCATAAGTTTTCTCCATAGACTTGATACTGAAGGATTGTACAAACCTGATAGTACTCTCTCTTGTAAGTAAATAGGAAACCTATCTGTAGCGGCTGTTAAGTCAAAAGACCCAACATACGATGCATCAAGTGTTTTACTCTTTACTAACTGTGAGATTCTATTATGGGATGACGTTCCATCAGTTCTAAGTTTATTTAGACAACGATATAGTGACTTATGCAAAGGCTTTAATGCATCTTGCGTAAAGTAGTCTCCTATAGCTATAACTCTAGTCTTGCATCCACCTTCGGATATAAATCCTATTTTGGAATGCTCACAATTGTTATATCTATCAGATTCAAACTTTGTTGCAAACTGCATCATTGTCTCAACATGCTTCATCATATTTAGCTTTCTAGTCATTCTATCTTCAATTAGTTTGTCAGACTCAAACACGATTAAGTCTAATTCAGGATATAAATCCTGTTTTAGACTAACTTCTTGTTTGGCCTTTCCAACACAAATTTTAGATATTTCTGAATGGAATGCTTTTACGGTTTCAAGGATTCCTGATTCCTTAATTGAATGATAATCCTTGTCTAAGTGTAATAAAGCTAGTCCGTTTGGACCTTTCTTACTACTCTTATGCATAGACTCATCACTTATATAAGGTCTCAGAAAATACCTGTATCTATCTATTATTTTGTCAAAATATGGCATAAAGTCTGATAGGTCTTCACCTGTAGACTGTTCCGTGATAGTTGATGTGTCTTTTGATACTTCATCGTATATTTGCACGTAAGACCTTAATAAGGTCAAGCATGCTCTTCTACGTCTTATATCTTTTGATTTCAGAAATGGAATAAAAGGATTGAGGTCCTTTGGGATCCCACTCGAATCAGATTTACAGTAAGGAATAACTATAATTTCGAGATCAAGAGTAACTCTTGTCGCTAGATCATAATAGTCCTTTAGTCGCTTACAAGTCCACCTCGGACCGTTAGTGATTAGATAATCATTTGCGATCTTTTGATAAGAACCTGCTAAGATATCGATATTACAATCGAATAGAGAGTTGATTATCTTCCGAAAGGAAGGTCCAACTCGCACCCGGGAACATTTGTTCCTTGGTTTATTTGGTTTCATAGTTCTCCTTTGATAGCTCTCCCAGGCAATATGCATGGTGCCTCGAGTGGGCAAGATCAGCCTATGAGGTACTGATACTGAGGGTCGTA